ATAAATCTGAGTTTAAAGACCATGAATTAGCTGGTCGTGGCGTTCATTACGGCTACATGGCTCAAGAAGTAGAGCAAGTCTACCCTTACGCAGTTAAAACACTAAATGACGGCTATAAAGTCGTAGATTACGGATTGTTATGAACCCATATATTTTGCAAGGTCAACCAATGCAGGATGTAAGCGGACTGCAACCCGTATTTGGAAACTTTGCACAGCAACAAGCTAACCAACAAGCGTTACTTGCACAACAAGGTCAATTAGCAGGTCAAGCTGGTCAAGGTCAAGGCGGTGGCATGAACCCACTAGCTATGGCGGCAATGTTGCGTAGTAAAGACCCTACAAAACCTGCACCTGTATATGATAAAAGCGAAATGATGCCTGACACGCCACAATATGCAGACCCAGCGTATAACCAAGCAGGATACTAATTATGGCTGATATTGGAACATTAAACCCAGAACAGATGTTGCAACAGCAACAAATATTACGCCAACAAAAAATGGCTGAAATGTTGATGCAACAAGGTATGCAACAGCCACAAGGTCAGATGGTTAGCGGTCATTATGTAAGACCTAGCATATTTCAAAGCCTTGGTAATTTAGCTAATGTTTATGTTGGTCAACAAGGTATTAAAGAAGCAGAACAAGCCCAGTTAGATTTAGCTAAAGCAATTAGAGGTCAAGAAGGCGTTGCATTGGCTGATTACATAAGTCAATTGCAAGGCAAACCTGCTGTACCTGAAAAAGTGACTGAAATGGCTGGGCCATATACTAAAAATGTACCTATGCCAACAGCTACTATTGCTGGAACTCCAGCCGTAGAAGGTAACCCAATGTTAGCTAACATGAACGCTTTGCAAAACCCTAATTCACCAGCGTTCTTGCGACAACACGCTATTAAGAAGATTACTGAAGGCCCTAATTGGGCTGAAGTTAGTCAAGTCAACCCTAGAACGGGTGACACAGATACTTATGTTTATGACAAAAACTCTGCTGACCCTAAATCAACAATGCGTTTTGTTGCAACATCTAAACCTGCATTAACTTTAGATCAGCGTTTATCTTTACAAGATAAAGGAATTAATATTCCTACTGGTAATGCTTATGGTGGTAGCTCTGTTGCTGGTGGTGGAAGTATGCCTGTTGCTGGCAACCTTGCTGGCGGTGGTCAAGTAAATCCATCATTGCCTGCTGTTAAACCTGTATCAGCTACAAATGTTCCACAGACTGATTTAGTTAAAGCATTTGGTTATGACCCATTTAAGCCGCCCCCACCCCCTGCTGGATTGCCAAGTGCTGAAGCCGCTCGCTCTTATAGAGCAGACCAATATAAGCCATTAGAAGGCGAAAGCAGAAAAGCTGTTAATGGTGCGGCATCTTATCAGGATGCTTTAGATAAGTATGTTCAAGTCCTCAATACTGTTGATTTATCAGATTTGGCTAACCCACAAGTAAGACAAAAAATTGATTCTGCTTACAACACAGCTATGTTGACAGGAAAAGAAGCCTACAAATTAGGCGTGTTAAACGGTGGTGACGAGCGTATTTTAAATAGCTTATTTCCTAATTACACGGACACTTCAAAAATGTTGGTGTTTAAAGACACAATTAAAGATTTGGCACAAACACAAAAAGAATTTGGAACAGGAATTATTCTTAAAGAATATGCTTCTTCCAATAAGCCTGTGCCTGAAATGTTTAGAAAACATATTGTTGTGCCTAAAGCTGAAGGCCAAGCAAATATTCAAATCCAAACTTTTAAAACTGAAGCTGATGCGGCTAAAGCTAAATTAAAAGATGGTACGCCAGTAATCATCAATGGTGTTTCAGGAAAGTGGAAGAACTAATATGCCATTTGTACCCGATACCCCTTCTGTTGGAAGATTTGTAGCTGATACTCCCAATGCTGGCAATATGTACGCTGGTAATGACACGATCTATACCGACAACGGTATGGCATTAAATTTGCCAGCAGATTCAGCCGAGATTAAAGGCCCAGCTAAACACGCCCAACAAATAATGACAGGTATTGTCAGTAGCCCCATTACAGCGGCTACAGGGGCGGCTAAACAATTTGCTGGTATTCCACAATACTTAGCCAAGCTAATTGAAGAAAAGCCACAACAAACGCTTTCAGGCTTAATTACTGGCCAAAGACCAACACAACAATTAAACCCTGTTGAAAAAGGTATTGAAGCATTAAATCAAATTGAAACTGGTACTAAACAAGCGGCTGGCCCATATTCTTATGTAACCAATAGACCATCTAATATTGCTGGCGAAATTGCCCCTTATTTAATGGGCGGTACTGCTGGCTCTGTTATGGGTGAAACAGGTATTGCCACTAAATTTATGGATGCCGCCAAAAATATTGGCCAACTTCCTAGTTTTGTTAGAAGCATGGCTTCTGCTAGCCCTAAAATTACTGATATTGCCAACAAGATTGTTGGTGCTACCACTTTAGGTGCGGCAACTGGTGCAGGTCAAGCTGAAAAAACAGGTTTAACATTGCCTGAATTGACTACCGAAAAGGGTAGCAACATTCTTACCAATGCCGCCATTAGCGGTGCAATACCAGCGGCAGGTGCAGTTTTAAAACCTGTTTATGAAAATGTTATAAAACCAACTGCCAAAGCTGGTGGCAATCTTTTGTCCCATTTATTGACATTAGAAACTGGTACAGGTGCAGAACCATTTAAAGGTGCGGCTAAAGCTGGATATGCTGGCGGTCAAGAAGCACAAGAATTTGCTAGACATTTGCGTGAACAAGTGCCTAAAACTGAAGTAATTAATATGCTTCAAGGTAATTTAAATACCATGAAAACAGCGATGCAAAACCGTTATAACAATGGTATGCAACAGCTATCTACCGATAAAACACAGCTTGATTACACGCCAATTAGGGATTCAATTCGTACTGCTACCGAAGATTTTGGTTCGTACAAAGGCAAAGAAGTAAACACTTCTGTTATTGATGCGATGAATAAAGTCCGTGCCAAAGTCAAAGATTGGCAATCTGAACCAGCCAGCATTTTTCACACGCCCGAAGGATTTGATAATCTTAAAAAATCTGTTGGTGAAGTGCTTGAAAAACAAGAATACGGCACTCAAGAATATGCCGCAGTTAAGCGTGTTTATGACAAGATTAAAGATACGATCAAAGATCAAGCCCCTAAATACGATGAAATAATGACTGATTATCATAAAAGCAAAGAATTGCTTGATGAAATCAAGGCTACATTTAGTACAGGTAAAAGTGCCGATACACAGATGCGTAAACTGCAATCTTTGATGCGTAACAATGTCAACACCAATTATGGTAATCGTGAAGATTTAATGCAAACGATTATCAAAGAAGGTGGTAAAGACATCATGCCAGCGTTATCAGGCCAAGCGTTAAGTAGCATTGCTCCAAGAGGTTTAATTGGTAAAGGTGCTGATGTTTACGCTCTTACTCATTTATTAACTAGCCCAATGACTTCAATACCTATGCTTGCCGCTTCTAGCCCTAGATTTATGGGTGAAGCCGCTTTTGCCACAGGTAAGGGTGCTAAAAAAGTAACCAATATGCTTGATTCTGCACAAAACCCTGATGAAGCTAAAAATTTGGCCCGTATGCTTATACTAAATAAAGCCCAAGAAAAGGAACAACAAAAATGAGTAGAAACGGATCGGGTACTTATTCCCTACCTGCGGGTAATCCCGTAGTAACTAACACAGTAATTAGTTCAACATGGGCTAATACTACGCTTACTGATCTTGCTACCGCAATGACAGGTAGCGTAGCGTCTGATGGTCAAACACCTATGACAGGCAATCTTAATTTATCTAGTAATAAGATTATTAATGTTGTTGACCCTACTGCCGCCCAAGATGCCGCTACTAAAGCCTATGTGGATGCTGTTGGTTTTGCTGTAGCACCAAGCACCGCTGGTAATGTTCTAACATCTAACGGCACTATTTGGACTTCTGCTCCTGTTTCTACGGTTCTTACTGGCTCTATGCAGATGTGGCCTACAGCTACCGCCCCAACAGGGTATTTGTTATGTGCAGGTTCGGCAGTTTCAAGAGTAACTTACGCTACTTTATATGCCCTTATTGGCACTACTTATGGCGTAGGTGACGGAACTACTACCTTTAATCTACCTGATTTGCGTGGTCGTATGCCATTTGGCGTTAGCGGAAGTTACGCACTAGCATCAACAGGTGGTTCTGCTGACGCTATTGTTGTAAGTCATACTCATGCCGCAACTGTTACAGACCCACAACATCAACATTCTTTGCCATCAGGACAAGGCTCTAATTCAGGCACAAATCCTTATTTGGGTTCTTCAAATCTTTCTGCAACGGCTGGAGTTACAGGATTAGCTTCAACTGGTATTACTGTAGCTAATGCTACTGTTGGTTCAAGTGGTACTGGTGCTAATTTGCCACCATATCTTGCTATTAACTTCATTATTAAAACTTAATTATGTCCAGTATTGATAAAAACGAAGCGGCTTTATCTGCACACGAACAAGTTTGTGCTTTTCGTTATGAAACAATTAATGCTCGGTTAAAACGACTTGAACAAATATTAATTGGTTCTGCTGGTTTTATTATTGCCGCACTTCTTTCTATATCTTTTAAATTAAATTAATGATGTGGACTACGGAATATCAGAAGGCGTTAAAAGCCTTACCGACAGCCTTGAAGCAAGCAGAACAGCAAGTAAAGGCTTATCTAAGTCTATTGAAAACATACAGCACGATGGATTGGATGTTGCACAGCACCAAGCCAACGAAAGAATCAGAGCAAGACGAGAAGCAGAGTTCAAAAAAGAACAAGCATTAATCAAGGCTTTGAAACAATGGCAACACAATAAGCAAATTAGTGACGAAGAAGCCAAGTTAAAGATTGATTTTATTAAGAAACACGGTGCTAAAGAGTGGGAAGCGGTCTTAAAGATTAAAGTGGATATAGAAAACTTACGCAAGAAAGATAACGAGGAATACCAGCACGATTTAAAAGCCGTTAAACGCTTGCAATTTTGGTGTTTTGTGGTTGCCGCAGTTATAGCTTGGTATGCCACATGGGGGTACAAATGGTAGTTTATTTGACATTTTGTTTTAGTTACTGGGGTGCATTGGCTTGTTACGCATAGGGGATAAATTATGGATTGGTTAACTAAATTAGTACCTACAATTGCTACTTGCTTGGGTGGCCCTTTAGCTGGTCTTGCCGTTACTGCGGTATCTAAAGCACTTGGTATAGACGAAGATAAGGTTCAAGATGTTATTGATAGCGGTAAACTCAACGCAGAACAGATTGCCAGCTTAAAACAAGCTGAAATTGCACTTCAAGAACAAGCACAAGAATTAGGTCTTAACTTTGAACAATTAGCCGTTCAAGACCGTGCTTCTGCCCGTGACCTGCAAAAAGAAACTAAATCAATTATTCCCCCTGTATTGTCTATCCTTGTAACCATTGGATTCTTTGGTATTTTGGGCGGCTTGATGTCAGGCAAGATTATGACTTCTGACGCTCTTATGTTGATGCTGGGCAGTCTTGGAACTGCTTGGACAGGCATCATAGCTTTTTATTTTGGTAGTTCTGCTAGTAGCCAAGCAAAAGACAATATGATTCATAATTCGACCCCATTAAAATGATAAATAGCCGATCCCTAGATGACCTTATCCCCCCAGCTAAAGAGCGTGTAGAACGCTTTTTAAATCTGTGCAAGGATAACAACATAGACCTGCTAGTTACTTCTACATACCGCGATAATGAATCCCAACAGGCTTTATACGAACAAGGTAGGACTACGGCAGGAAAGGTGGTTACCAATGCTAAAGCTGGTGATTCTTGGCATAACTGGCGTTGTGCTGTTGATGTCGTACCTATGGTCAACGGCAAACCTAATTGGGATGGTCTACACCCTGTATGGGATCAAATCGGTACATTAGGTGAGCAAGCAGGATTAGAGTGGGCAGGTCGCTGGCGTACATTTAAAGAACTAGCCCACTTTCAGTACACGGGTGGGTTAACCCTAACAGACCTTAAAAGCGGTAAAGAAATTGTTTAAAACTGGCTTATAGGATTAAGTCGTTTGCGGTCATACCTGTAGGAAGGGTGAGAACCGCCCTGTAGCGTGGCAAACTGAAATAACTCATCTTTATCCACCCAACCCACAATATCGCCCCCAACATCGTCTAAAACGACTAAGATGTAAAAATCACACGGTTTCTTGCGGTGGTATTCGGTGACATACACATCACCTTCTTTATTACGGGTAGATTTAACATCAATAGTCCTACCGCCTGAAGT